ATGAACTCTCTCGCTTCGGTTTCGTTTTGAACGAACCATACCCACTCACTCCGCAATGCGGAGGAAACCTTGTCGATGCCAAGCTGTTTCAGCACTGCCGAAGGCAGACGTTCTACCTTAAGTGCTGCTCTTGCAGCAATCTGCACTTGAGCCAATCGAACGCCAAACCCATCGGGTTTGATATCACGCTTGAACCTGCCACGATCCGCCTTGTCACGCTTGGCGAACTCAACACCAACTTCGTTGGCATCTTCGATCAGTACTTCGTACTCTGTCGGGTCGAGGGTTGCTGTGGTTTCGGTGGTCATCTTATCTCTCCTATTCCAAGTATATCTAAGCTGTCTCCTCGTAAGAGGTCGGAGACAGCGCAGATATACGTAAAGGAATAGAGAGAGAATGTCAAGGGGTTGGAGTGAAATTATTTTTGGTGGCTATTCGGCGCACGGTTGCAGGAACGAAGTTCCGAAACTCATGTACGGAATTGGAAAAGGACCACTACGGTAGTAGGGGGTATGGCTCTAGCTAGAGGTTGTTGGAGATATGGTTTCATTTTATGCATCGTCTACGACGATATGTCGATTGTCGAAACGCTGTGTTCTCACCACTCTCTGAGTGGCAACTGATGAACCAACAGTTTCTAGCTTTAGCTAGGCCATTGATATCACAGCCTTTGTTGCATTTATGGTGTTTACACCATGACCCTGTTGGCTCACCTTGCACACACAGCGCATTATGCACGGCTACGACATGCACGAGAGCGGGTGGGGCGAGAGCCATGCCGGGTGCGTGCGTATATATATACACAGAAATACACAGATCAGTAAAATGAAGTGTTAACCACTAAGATTACTTACAATACATATACACCTTGCGTTACACATATGCGTGTTTCTTACCGTTACTAGTACAGGGGCAGGGGGGATTGTTATACAACATAACTAATGTATCTTAAATATCACAGGTATTAATTATTTTTATATTATACGCATTTTATTCTTGACACGAGTTGAAATATGTGTATAATAGTACCATACACTTTAAGTGATTCACTGAAGTGTTTTCTATATCCTTCCTTAAAAATCACTTATCTAAAAAAACTTTGATATCACCTAAGTGATACAGTTAAGTGTATCACTATAGTGAGTATCTCTGTATAATTATATTACAATAAGGTATTGACATTTGTGATTAAATCAGTAAAACTATATCCTGAAGCGGAGGAACCTGTATTGGAAAAGTTCTATGAGGCTCTTCGTACCAATAAGCTTCACAAAATTCATTTACCCCATAGCTCTGTGTTCTATGTACGTGCTGCAATAGAAGCGGACACGGGTGTTCGTTATTCTTTGGCACATGTAGAACGTGCTATGAAACAGGAAGGATTTGTATAATGCCAAAAGGTAAAGGAACGTATGGTAAAAAACGTGGTAGGCCACGCAAAGCTGCTAACATGCAAACAGGTGGTCTTAGACGCCCTCGTGATCCTACTCCTCAACAAAAACGAGTAATTAAATTTGCCAAAGATTCTGGTCTTGACGGACAAACAACAGAGGCACTATTACGTATGCCAGAAGATAAGCAAAATCAAATTATAAGTATGTCACGAGAAACTACGCAAGATGTAACAGTACCAGACTTAGAAAAAGTACTAGAATTAGAACGACAAAG